GCCGCTACATTTGGAGGTGTTAATGGACAGCAACCTTTTGTATGGTTTCCAGCTTCAGGTAACTCCGTTAGAAGTGATATGGCAACAGGTGTTATTCACGCTACTGACTCAAGAACAGGTGCTTTTGTAGCAACAAGTTTAAAAGACGCTTCAAATGTTAAGCGTGTGTTTTTAAATGGTTCTCAATTAGCAACAACAGGAACTGAAGCATCACAAGCTGGCTCAAATATGGATAGATTTGGTCAGTCTGGTGCTACCTTATTTATGGGTGGTAGATATGCTGAATATGTTTATTGGAACTCAGAGCAAAGCACAAACAGAACAGGAATAGAAACAAACGCTAAAACTTATTGGAATGTTTATTAATGGATATAAATACACGAATGAACAGGAAGCAATTGATGCAAGAAAGGCCTGTGCTGATTATTATGGCTTGCCTGTTACTCCTAATGATGTTACACAATATTATGTTGATTATACTGAAGCAAGTTTAGATACTCCTGTTTTTTGGTATATTGAATTTTATCAAGGAACTGAATTAATACTTGGACAACCATATCAATTTGAAGTAACAACACAACCATTTGAAAAATAAAATAAATGGCAGAAAAAACAGCAGTATTCTCACTGAAGGTTGATACTGGAAAATCTGTTCAAGATATCCAATCATTCGACAAAGCTGTTGAGGAATTAAACAAAGATTTAAAGGATACATCCAAGACAGCAACAGAGGCATCCAATCAAGGAATGGAGGCATTTGATCAGAAGCTTGCTGAGCTTAATCAGAGACTCCAGGATGGTGGATTGACCATGAGGGAGATGACCAGGTTAATGAAGGAATATCAGAACTTAGCTGCCAAAGCTGGTGCATCAAGTCCTGTTGGAAAGCAAGCCATTACAAATGCAGCTGGATTAAAGGATGAGATTGGAGATTTAAAGGCACAAACAACAGCTTTATCATCTGACTTTGTTGGTGTTGATACTGCATTGCAAGGAGTTGAGACAGGAGCAGCGGCATTCCAAGGAATACAATCTGCAGCTGCATTGGCTGGAGTTGAGAATGAGGCATTGGTTGAGACCATGGTTAAGTTGCAAGCTGTCCAGGGACTTGTTAATTCAGTGAGTATAATCGCAAATAATTTGAATAAGGAATCCATCCTTGGATTACAACTTAGGAATGGACTTGAGAAAGCTAAAAATTTCATCTTAACTGGTAGTATTGCACCAGCTGTTGCCAATGTTGTTGCAACAGAAGCTCAAGCTGGAGCCAATGTGACTCTTGCTGCAGCAACAGGTGGAGCAACAACAGCCATGAAGTTATTCAGATTGGCATTGATTGCAACAGGGATTGGTGCAATTGTGGTTGCCATTGGAATGTTGATTGCTAACTTTGATGTGCTTGCTGAGTATACGATGAAAGCTTATGCTCAGTTTGAGAAGCTTGGACCAAAGATTAAGATATTGATTTCAATATTCTTTCCTTTCATTGGTATCATATACAGCACAATCAAAGCTCTTGAATACTTAGGTATTATTGATGATCAGAATACCATCAAGATGAAGGCCAATGCCAAGGCCAAGACTGATGCCACAGAGAAAGAGATGAATAAGAAGATTGCAGCTGAGCAGAAGAAAGCAAGAGCTGTGGATGAGAATCTTTCATTTGAAATCAGAAAGGCACAGGCAGCTGGAAAGAATACAGAGGAGATGGAGGAGAAAAAACTCAAGGCTGCATTGAGATCTGGAAGAGCAATCCTTGCAATGCAGAAAGAAAAGATTGCAGCTTATGAGGCAGAGATTGCATTGCTTAAAAAGACTGGTGATGCTGATAGTGACAGAGCTAAGAAATTAGAGAAGTCATTGAAAGATGCCAAGAAAAATGCCAATGATCAATACAAAGTCAACAAGAAAAATGCAGAAGATTTAACCATCTTGCAGATAGAGGAGGAAAAGAGAAGGCAAGATGAGGCAGATAAAGCCTATGAAAAAAGAAAGGCCAAAATTAAGAAGAGACAAGAGGATGAGATTAAGAGATTAAAAGAATTGGCAGAGGCTGAAAAGAAAGCCAATGATGACAGAATCAAGGCAGAGGATGAGCAATTTCAATTGAGCTTGGATTTAATGCAAGAGAGCAAAGATAAAGAGCTCTTATTGTTGGCCATTTCATATGATAAGAGATATGAACAAGCTCATGGAAATGGATTGCTTGAATATCAGCTCAAGGTCCAGGAGAATGTTGATAGGATGGCAATCATTGAGAAGTACAATCAAATGGAGCTTGATAAGATTGCAGAGCAAGAGGCAAGAAAGAAAGATTTGAGAAATCAGATAACAAGATTCATGAATGATGAGAGAGAGAATGAATTGCTTGATCTTGATGAATGGTATAAAAAACAAGAGGCATTGAACTTGGCAGCATTCAAAGCTGGAGCAATTGATGAGGAGGAGTATTATGATGCTCAATTAAAAGCTCAAGATGAATACAGAAAGAAGAGAGCTGAGATTGACAAGAAATATGATGATCAAGCTAAGGCCAATGAGATTAAAGCCAGAGAGGAATCACTTAAGAGAGTGACAGAGGCTATTGATGCAGCTCAAAAAGGATTGGATGAACTTAAGAAGATAAATGCATTCATCAATGAGATTGATAAAGCCAGGTTGAATTCAATTGCCAAAAATAGAGATGAAGATCTTGCCAATCTTGATAAGAACTTACAAGCTCAATTGAGTCAAGAAGGATTGACAGCTGATCAGAAGAAAAAAATTGAGGAAAACTTTGCAAAGCAAAAATATCAAGTTCAACTCCAGGCATATGAGCAAGAGGAGAAAATTAAGAAAGCTCAATTCAATAGAGACAAAGCATTGAAACTTGCTCAAGTTGCCATTGATACAGCATCAGCTATTGTGAAGGGGATTGCTCAATTTGGTCCTCCTCCATCTCCAGCTGGTATTGCTGCCATTGCATCAGCATCATTGATTGGTATTACTCAAGCAATGGCCATCATGAATCAGAAGTATCAAGCTGGATCTGCACCAACTGCACCACAACTATCAAATGGTGGAGCAGGAGCAGCTGGAGCTGGAGCAAGTTCATTCACAGCCAACACGAATACACAACAAACTGATCTGACAACATTGGGCCTTGGACAAGGGAATAATATTCCTGTCAGTCAAGTGGTAGTATTGGAGTCTGATATTACAGGAACACAGAATAAGGTACAATTGCAAGAGGCTAAAACCACGTTTTAAACCATTCAGTCCTGGATACATTCCAAAAAGCATCACCAGTTGAGAAGCATCCTTGCAAGATTATCAATTCTTTAACTTTGTCAATGTTTGGAACTGAGACCTTACAATTGAATCCTTCCTTTGATGGTACCTTGTAAACATTGCAATAAATTGATTTGATGAAATGGTTGTCATTCTGCCAGTTTATATTGTCAAATAAATCAATCAACTTTTTGCTGTTCATCATAACTGGTGTATGTGTCTCATAGTTATAAGCTGTGAAGTTGTTATGCTTTAAGAATTCAAGAGTATTTTGTTGAGCAATCTGAGTATGTGGTGGATGCTCTGGATTCACAATGATGGATCCCATATTTATGGCCACATGAGATTGCCATGATTTTGTGATAAAGAAATCTTTGTTCATGTAGATGAAATCTCCTCCAATCTTCTTGGCAAAAGTCAGAATTCTATTGGTAACATCACAGCCTCTGATATTATTGTGCTGATTGCATGGAAGATTATTGACTCCATCAATGGCCTTACCAATGGTCCATATCTCAGCATCTGGATAAACAAGCTTAACAAGTCTGATTGATTGAGTTATTTCAAAGTCAGATTCAGCCTTACTGTGATATGGATAAACAAATATCATTTCGAACAAAATTACATAATATTTATATGATTAGAGAACTACCATTATATGATATTATCATAGATTTGGAAGATCCAGAAACAACTGTATCATTCAATTCATTGGTTGCCAATCCAGCACATGAGAAGTCATTTGAAACATTCAGCCAAAAGATTGCTTATCAATTCAATGATGAGGAGCAAGTCATCACTGGAGTTGCTATATCTGCAAATACTCCCATATATAGAAGAGATCCTCAGACTAATGAGGAGTATTATGTGAACTTTTCAAAGCAAGCCATTAAGGATATTGTTTTTGATTATGCCAGGAGAGAGAACTTTAATAATGTGAATCTTGAGCATGATAGCAGAAGAGTGGTTGATGGGATATATATGATCATGTCATATATCATTGATGAGTCAAAAGGATTCACAGCTCCAGAAAGATTCAAGAATGAGAATGATGGATCCTGGATTGTGAGTTATAAGGTTACCAATAAGGATGTATATGATGCAGCCAAGGCTGGAATGTTTACAGGATTCTCAATTGAGGGAGTATTCCAATTGCTTGAGACAGGCAAAGGATGGGAGCATGAATTTTCATTAATCTATCAAGAGCTGAAATCAGTACAGGAATATATCAGATTTTACAATGATTATCCAGAAGCTGTGAGCAATAATGCCAAGAAAGGAATTGAGCTCAATCAGAAGTATGGAAATAAATGTGCCACAAGAGTTGGCCGTTTAAGAGCAACAACTTTGGCAAACAAACAAACTGTTTCAGTGGCTATCATCAAAAGAATGTATTCATATCTATCAAGAGCAGAGGTGTACTATAATGCAGATGATGAATCAGCATGTGGAACAATCTCATATCTATTATGGGGAGGACTTGCTGGAAAGAGATGGGCAGAGGCTAAGCTTAAGGAATTAGGGATTTTCGAACAATAAAATATAATAAACATGAACAAAGATTTACAAACTATTAAGGAATTGATTGCTGAAATGAAAGCACAATTCTCAAAATCAGTTGAGACATTTGAACAGGCTACATTGGCAGATGGTGTTACAGTGATTGAGTATGATGCTCTTGAAGTTGGAATGCCAGTTTTTGTTGTTGCTGATGGTGAAAGAATACCAGCTCCAGAAGGAACACATTCATTGAGTGGTGAGCTTGCTGGTGTTTCTATTGTAGTTGATGCTGAAGGAATCATCACTGAGGTTATTGATGAAAGAGCCAATGAAGGTGCTGGAGAGGTTGCCGTTGAGGAGACAAGCTCAGACTTTCAAGCAATCTCTGCTGAGATGTTACCACAAGTTTTGGAGGATATCACTGAGGTGATCGCTGAAAGATTAGGACTTGAGATGGGAGTTGCTTATGATGTAGCATCTGCTGTGATAGCTAAGATAAATGAAGAGACTACAATGCCAGTTGCTGAGTCAATGAGTGCTGAGAAAGTTGAATCAATTGTAAACGCAAAGTTAGAAGCATTCTCTAAGGCTGTCGAAGGCATAGCAGAAATGACTAAGGCTATTGCAGAAAATAACACAACTTTGGTAAATGAGTTGAGCAATTTAAAAAGTGAATTCGAATCTTTTAAAGGCCAGCCATCAGTTGAAACCAAAGAAGCTGAGAAATTTAGCAAAGTTGGCAACTTGACAGCCAGACAACAATTTTTAAAACGTAATAAATAATAATAAAATGTCACTTAAAAAATATTTAAAGGCAAAATTTGACTGGGATGTTTCTGGTCTTGCAGCTTATGTTGATGAGCAAAGAGAGGACTTAATTGTTCGTTCAGTTACTGAAGCTCGCACATTACAATATCTATCAATTCAGCAAGGGATTAAAGGATCTCAAGAATTGAAATTATTAGATGATTCAATTGTATATCAGACTGGTGATTGTAATATGACTCCAGATGGAGATACAGTTTTCACTGATCGTGCAATTGCAGTTGAGACTCTTGGATATATGAAATCTTTCTGCCAGAAGGATCTTGATGGATTCTGGACTCAGTTAGGTCTTAGACCAGGAGCAATGGCAGAAGATAAGACTCTTCCATTTGAGCAACAAATTATCAATTACTTATTACAATTGCATTCATTTGAATTGGATAAGTTAATCTGGAAAGGTAACAAAGCTACAGGTACAGGTAACTTGGCATTGATGAATGGATTCCGTCAATTCTTAACAACTGCAAATGGTTGTGTGAATTTGAATTCATCTTCAACAGCAAGCATCTCTGCAACCAATGCATTTGATGTATTCTATGAGTGTTTCGTAAATACTCCAGCAAATGTTGCTGAGGCTGGTGATTTCATTTGTTTCACAGGTCGTGAGAACTTTAATTTCTTGACTAAGAATTTGGTTGATGATAACTTATTCCATTACAATCCAGCAAACATTGGTGACTTGAATGAGTTAATCCTTCCAGGAACAAACATGAGAATTGTTAAAGTTAACGGATTGAATGGTCTTGATAACATCTACACTGGTAGAGCTTCTCAATTTGTATTCGGAACTGACTTATCTTCTGACTTTGAGAACTTTGATCTTTGGTTTTCGCAAGATGATGATGTCATATACCTACGTTCTAAGTTCAGAGCTGGAGTACAGGTACCATTCTTGGATCAAATCGGAGTGTGGAACGGAACATCTTCACCTAACTAAAAATAATTATGGGAGGGGGTAACTCCTCCCTTTTAATAACTTTAAAAAACTAAGAACAATGGCTTGTAATATGACAACAGGATACAATGACAGAACTTGTACCAATGGAAAAGGTGGTATCAAATCTGTTATGATATTTCCTTTGGGTAATGTTTCTGCATCCACAATTGTTGACAATGAGATCACTGCTCTGACTGTTACTGGTGAAGTATTCTTATATAAGTTAAAATCAAACTTATCAAGCTACACTGCACCAATCCGAGTCAATAAAGGAAATGGAACACTTTGGTACGAACAAACCTTGACAATGATCTTGGCTTCGGATACAAAAGAATTGCGTTCTGAGATTCATTTGTTAGGTCAGAATGAGTGTGTTGCAATTGTAGAGAAAGCTGATGGAACTACTGTAGCTCTTGGATTTGGTGAAGGCCTTCAGATTGCTGAAGCTTCTGCCTATGGATCTGGAGTATTGAAATCTGACAGATTAGGTCATGATATCATCATGGGAGGATTAGAAAATGATCCTGTTCCAGATGTTGATCCAGCTGTTTACGCTTCATTATTAGCACAGCAATCTCCATCAATTTAAGAATTGTATAAACTCTTATCATAAGGGAGGGCTGTGTCCCTCCTTTTTTGTTATATTTGAACTATGGAAATACTCAAAAAATACATTGGATCAATGCAATGGTCACCATTACTGAGTAAATGGATAACCATTGAGAGAGGCAAAGAGGACTTTTATCAGAAGATTGGACTCATGCACATATTTGAAAAACGTAAACCAAAACTGATTAAAGATGCTAAGATTAGAGAAGGACTCAATTTCAACAATGATAGTGACAGTGACAGAACTGACAACAGTGAGTCCAGTTCATTACCTATTTGAATTTGAGCATGAACAATCTTTTTTAAAGTACTATTGCATTTTGCCAAATTTGAGCACAGCCATCTCAAGATTTGATGAGTTTGAGCTTAATGATGGAGTGGATGTTACATTTGATTATGATGGATATTATACTTATAGAATCTATCAACAAACATCTGCAGTAAATTTGGATCCAGAATTATCAGATGGATTGGTTGAGGAGGGAAGAGCTCATGTATATCAGCAAGATTCACCATCAACAGAATTCTCAACAAACATAACATTTAACATATATGAATAAGTTTGAATCAATGTCATTCAGAAAAGATTTTGTCCTTCCAATTGAGGAGCAAGACAGAATGCTTGGCTTTATCAAATGGGGTAAAAAGAATGATTATCCATATTTCTTGATTGATCTTTACAATGGATCAGCCTGGCATCAAGGTATTATCAAGAATAAAACTCATTACATTGCTGGTGGAGGTCTTGAAGTTGTCTCTGGAGAGCTTGCAAGATTCATTGCCAATCCTTATTCTGATTTCACAATGAATGAGATTGTTGAGCAATTGGCATTTGATTATGAATTGTTCGGAGCATTCGCTGTCAAAGGTACCTGGAATAAGGAAGGAACCAGAGTTGCTGTTTGGGAATATCTTCCAATTGATGCAATCAGAATATCATCTGATGAAAGAATGTATTATCTTTCTGATGACTGGACTATGCAACAGCAATCAGCTGAGAAAACAAATCTCAGAGTCTTGCCAGCTCTTGATGAAAATAATAAGGTTGGATCATTTATTATCTATTATAAAGATCCAGCAAAGAAAGGCCGTAAAGAGCATGGAGTTTATCCAAAGCCTCCTTATCAAGGTGGAATCACAGCAATTCAGACTGATGTTGATATCAGTAAATTCCACATGTATGAACTGCAGAATGGATTCAAGTCTGGCACCATGATCACATTCATGAATGGCTTTCCAGAGACACAAGAAGAGGCAGAATCATACAAGAATCAAATTAAAGGACCAGCATCATCCATTGAGAACAGTGGTGATATCATCATAACATTTGCAGAGTCAAGTGATCAAGCTCCAAAGGTTGACAACTTAACTGGCAATGATCTTGATAAAAGATATGAATCTCTTGAGTCCAGCGTTCAACAGAACATTCTTGTTGCTCATGCAGTTGTTGCTCCATCTTTATTTGGTGTAGCTCCAGAAGGATCATTCAATGCAGCTGAGAGTGCAGATTTATTTGAGATATTTAAAAAGACTTATGTTGAGACCAGACAGAAGAGGATTGAATGGGTGTTGAATTATATGGTTAAATTATCTGGAGATACTGGTGTAATTAAATTAAGAGATGTGACTCCAATTGGTCAAACAACACAACAGCCAACAGCTCCAGCTCAAGTTGGGGATATTCCTTCCAATGAGACACAGGTGGATGTTGCTAAATCAGCATTAAATGGAGCACAGATTGCATCATTGATTGATGTGGTTGCCAAGATTAAAGAAGGATTGTTGACTCCAGAGAGTGCATTGAGCATTGTATTGGCATCATTTCCAACTATTGACGAGGCACAGGCAAGAAGGATTGTGGGATTGCAACCAGGAGCACAGCAAATGTCATCATGCAAGTTTGATCATGATGAGGATGAGATTGGATACTTTGCACAATATGGGGATCCAGCTCATGAATATGAGGTATTGGCAACATTTCCAATTGAATGGGATACTCCATCAGCTGATGTATTCTCAAAACAAGATCAACTATTTGCAACCATTGCTGAGATATCAGCTGAGTTGAATGATTTTGATAAGAATGTATTGAAGTTGATTGGTGATGGTGAGGATTCCAATGGTATTGCTAAGGCATTGAATACAAACATTGAGGAGATTGCCAAGTCAATGTCAAGATTAATGAAATGGGATATCTTATTAAAGGGAGAGGTTACCGATTTGGGAAAGCAATTAGTCAGAGAGGAGCAGATTCCAATTGAAAGATTTGAGGTGAGATATGGATACAGGACCAGATTGGATGTTCCACCAGCAAAGAGTGGATCAAGACAATTCTGCGAGAGATTATTGTCATTGAATCGATTGTATACCCGGGATGAGATTAATACCATTTCAAATAGATTAAATCCATACAGAGATGTGTGGAGATACAGAGGTGGATGGTATACCAATCCAGATACTCAAGCATCAACTCCATGGTGTAGACATGAATGGATTCAGCAATTAGTTGTAAAACGATAAGACTATGAACTACTTACTATCAGTTGAAAATTTAAAGAAGCTTGGATTGATCCATAATAATACGGATACTAAGCTCTTGGCTGTGGCCATTAAGAGATCACAGGACATGTATATTCAGCCAGCTCTTGGGACTCCATTATTCAAGGCATTGCTTTTAAGAGTTGAGACAAACACATGGACTCAAGATTATTTGGATCTTATGAATGATTATGTTATTCCTTGTCTGGTTGCATTTGTTGATTACAGAGCAGCTTTATTGTTGACTGATAAGCTAACTAATAAAGGAGCTGGAAGAGTCACAGATGAGAATCAACAAACTCTTGAATTAAATCAAGTGGCAGAGCTAAGAGATCAGTTGAGAAAGGATGCCTATTTTTACAAGGAGAGATTGATTGGATATCTGAAAGATGATCAAGGAGTTAAATATCCAGAGTATTGTCAGACTTGTATCAATGACAACTGCAATGAGAATGTAAAGAGAGATGATACTGGATATAAACCATTGAACTGGATACAATGAAATTCTCTAAGAAACAGATTGATAAATTAAAAGCATATCTCAATAAGGATGGAAAAAACATTAAACCAGTTAATGAAAGAACTGGAAATAATAGCAACACAACACAGGCAGATAAACGAATTCTTTCAAGGTGATTTCATTGATGCTGTGTCAAGAGATGCAGTTCAATATCCCTTGATGGTTGTTACATTGCAACCAGGATCAATGACATCTCAAGCTGTGAATGTGAATATGATCATCACAATCTGTGATAAATATAACATCCAGGAATATAGACAAATCAATGAGATACATTCTGATTGCTTGAGCATATGCAATGACATCAGAATAACATTCCAGCAATGGAGATTTGAGGAGTTTATGGATATTGTTGGAGATATTCAGACACAACCATTCATTAACAGAGGACCAGATGTAACAGCTGGATGGACCATGAATGCATCACTATCAATTTATGATTACAATGACTGGTGTTCCATTCCTTATGATGATTATGACTTTGAAAATGGCAATCCTCCAGCAACCAATTGTGGAGATCTGACAACTGATTATGAGGTATATGTCAATGGAACTCTTGAGGATAGCTTTACGCAAAGCACAACAACAAATAACACTATTAATATCAACTTATAATGGCAACAACAACCATCAATGTAACAGCTCAAGCATATGATACTATCAAGGATGAGAGCACAGCATTAACTCAGAGATCAACTTTAAAATTTGCTGGTGATGGAGTCACAGCTGCAGATAGTGGAGGAGAAACAGTTGTTACTATTCCTGGACCATCAGCCACAACAAATGTGGGTTTATTTGCACAGACAGCCAATAGCACAACCATAACAGCAACAACAAGTGAATTGACTTTGATTGATGGTGGAGTTGGTAGTTTATCTGTGCCAGCAAATGGTTTTAAAGTTGGTGATTCATTCAGAGTTGAAATGGGAGGAGTAATGAGTGCTCAGAATAATAATACATTGACCATAAGATTAAAGGCTGGATCTGTTGATTTAGGCAACTCTGGTCCCTTAACAATGCCAGCAATCACCAATCAAGTATTCATGTTGAATGTAACATTCACAATCAGAGCAATTGGAGCAGCTGGTGTTGCATCAGTTGTATCATTGGCACAATTCCATATCTTAAAATTAGCATCTGGAACTCAGCAAGGATTCGCTTGGAATACAATCAATAACACAACTTTTGATACTACCATCAGCAATACATTAAATATTACAGGCCAATGGAGCTCAAACAATGCAAATAATTCAATTTACTCAGATATCTTTGTGCTGAATAAAACATATTAGCATAATAAGTATGGAAAAAATTTTCAATCTTGATTTCAAAACATTTCTCAAGAGTCCATTTACTTATTTATTCTTTATCCTATTTGCAATTGTCATTATGATTGGAAGATATCTGATCACATCCAAGGACAATGAAATTAAAACACAACAAAACAAGATTGATGATTGTGATGAGGAGAGAAAGGCTGATAAAAAACTGATGCAAGATATCTTGTTTCAAAAAGAACTTAACAAAAAACTTGATGGAGAATAAAGTAATATTGCTTGCCACAATAGCAAGCTCATTATTTGCAATCTTTGCACCAATGCCTGTGCATGAATACAAGGCACCAAAGAAAGATGCAACCACAATCAAAGCTGAGAAATATCTTCATGATCTTGAACATGATAATGAAATCAAAGTAGAGAACATCAAGCATGATATTGATAGCCTCATGACAATCAAGAGAAAAATTAAGTACATTTACATAAAAAGAGATTCCATATGAGTTATGCCTGGCTTAAGAAAGAAACAGCTCCCAAATTATTGGTTGAGGCTGTTAAGCACATTGGAGTAAAGGAGATAGTTGGAAAGCAACACAATCCAACCATCTTATCCTGGGCCAAAGCTCTTGGTCTTGAGAAGGTTTACACAAATGATGAGATCCCCTGGTGTGGTTTATTCGTGGCATACTGTTGTCATGCAGCTGGATTGGATGTTGTCAAAGCTCCATTATGGGCATTGAACTGGAATAAGTATGGCAATGTTGCTAAGGTGGCAATGCTTGGAGATATATTGACATTCACCAGGAATGGAGGTGGCCATGTAGGGATTTATGTTGGTGAGGATTCAACACATTATCATGTACTTGGAGGAAATCAAAACAATTCAGTGAGCATATCTCGCATTGAGAAGTCAAGATTAAGCCAAGCAAGAAGGACAGCATGGAAGATTGCACAACCAGCATCTGTGAGAGTTGTCCATCTTGAGCCAAAAGGAGTAGTAACAACAAATGAAGCATAATGAAAAAGCCAGGAAGACCAAAAAAGAACTTGAATATAAACATTGATACAAAGAATATTGATGTAAAGATCACCAGAAAGGATGGAGTCACTGATGTTAAGGTTGATACTCCAAAGGTTGATGTTGAATTGCATAAAGATAAAGACAATAAGAGCATCAAGATTGACTCAGAGAAGGTTGATGTTGAGATCAACAATGGAGAGGTCAAAGTTGATGTTAATGAGCAATCTGGATTGATTGGAAAACTTGTTAAATTCTTGCTGAGAAAGAAATAATAACTATATTTGATCTGCATATCTGTTTATTTTGGTTAACGAGAAGGAGAGTGATGAAAATTGCTCTCTTTTTTTATACCTTGATTTGTTAAAATATGTTAAAATTATTTCATAACTGAAAAAAGTTCTTAACTTTACACCATAATAATTAACAAAACAGATATGAAAGCAAAATTAATTAGTCTTATTGAGCCATTCCTTCCAGCGAATGATGAGCACAAATCTTTTTTGAGTGCAGTTTTAAGCCTTCTGACAATGGTTATTATTGTCATTGGTGGATTATATTCAACTTTAATTTTAATGAGATGAGAGAGGAGATAATCACAAGACTTGAAAAGATTGAGAATGTCAATGCAATTATTGATGGATTCATGTACAGAATAAAAATGTATCAATCACTGATTCCAGACTTAAAGAGATCTGGTCTTAATCAGCTTGCTGATAAATATGAGGATCGAATTGATACCTGTGCAAGAGCCATTGGAAGATTAACCATTTACAAAAACAAGATATGACAACAGCTTATTATGAATATTGGTGGCAGAGAGCTGGCAGATTCAACATGGATTTATATAATAATTTTTTAAGAGCAAAAAGAGATGCAGAATTTCAAAGTAACGTACAAAGTGAAGGATGTGAGATGGACCATCCAACAGAGAATAATTCAAGCCAACAGTCCAGAGGATGCAATCAAAAAGATGGACATGTGGCCTCCGTTAATTTTAAAAGTTGAGAAGATATGAAAATACAAGAAGAACATTTTGACCAAAGAACTGGAGTTCATTATTTTGAACAAACATTCACAACTCAGACAGTGCAACAATTGTCATTTAAACATTATGATAATCTTAAAAATTTTCTTGAGGTTGTTGTTGAACACATGAGTAATGGTAGACATATAAGTTTATTTTTTAACGACTTAACTGATTTAAAATGAAAATTACAATAGCTAACTACACAAATGAGCCACATCCATTGATGAGAAGATTCAGAGTATGGCTTGAGGATGAAATGGAAGAGGAAGGAGGATTCTGGTGGAATTGTGTTATGGATCAGAATCAATGTTTATTTGATCCTAACTTTCAAGATGAGGAAAGAGATACATTACAATGGTATATTGATCATGGATATAAAGTTGAGGAGCTATGATCATTAAGAGTGCAAGGCAAAAGATTAAATTGAGAAGGATCAGAAGATTGATGATCAGATTAAACATTATTAACAAAGTATACAAGAACGATGAATCTGAATGATATAATCAAAGAAAGATTTCCTTATGAAAGGACTCAAGATTTGGCAGATGAACTTGGATTGACTTATTATCAGCTTGCAAATAAAGCCTTTTCAATGGGAATTAAGAAATCAGAAGAGTTCAAAAATTCTGATAAATCTGGAAGGCATAATTTGATTGAAGGTGGCAAAGCTCATAGATTTAAAAAAGGTAATATTCCTCAAAACAAAGGAAAGAAAATGCCTGAAAACATGTATGAAAAATGCAAGGCAACCATGTTCAAGAAAGGCAATAGGCCATCCAATTGGAAGCCAGATGGAACTATCAATGAGAGAGATGGTTATCTTTATTATAAGCTATCTGATTCAAATTGGATTCTTTATCATCACAAGATTTGGAAGGATGCCAATGGTCCTGTGCCAAAAGGATCAGTAATCAGATTCAAAGATGGCAACAGAATGAATTGTATCCTGGATAATCTTGAGCTTGTTTCAATGGTAGACAATATGAAAAAGAATACCATCCACAGATTCCCGGAAGAAATACAGCAAGTAATTAAATTAAAATCAAAACTAAATAGAAAGATAAATGGCAAGAAACAAAATTAATGATCTAAGAGATCACTTATTCGCAGCATTAGAGAGGCTGGATAATGATGAGTTAACTCAAGAGGAGTTGAACAAAGAGATTGACAAAGCTCAAGCTGTTGCTGAGATTGGTAGTGTTATTATCAATAGTGCAAAGATTGAGATTGATTACGTTAAAGCAACAGGAATGATATCATCCAGCTCTGACTTATTCAAAGGTATTAATGATCAAAAACAAATCCAATGAAAGATACATCCTGGATAGAGGAAGCTTGGCAATATAGCAGAGAGGCTGAGAATGAAGATATAACCACAACAATTGAAGAATACTATGAGTATAGAAAAAATAAAAGAACTGATTCAGAGGGACAGCCTGGATTCGAAGGATAGATACAGAGATCTGATCTATAAGAGAAGTTACTTGTATGCCATTCTCAGAGATGAAGGTTGGCATCTTGCCAGGATTGGAAGATTATTCAAAAGGAATCATGCAACAGTGATAAATGCATTGAAGATACATGATCAATTCTTTGGCAATGACAAGCTTTATGACAGGACAATCAGACAATATGTGAATGAATTAGGTAAATTTTCAATTCAAATAGATGAGGATAAACCTACTATTTTTCAAGACATTATCAATTGCTACAACACAACAGAGTTGAGGTTAATCAAGGAAAGAATTCAAGCTGGATATTATGACAAGTAGACAACTCCCTTTATTATACGACACTAAGAAAATATTTTTTTTGTTGGGACACCCCCATTTTTTCATTGGCAACCTGTCATGAAATTACTAAAAATCAATACTGCATTGAGTTATAGCCATGACAAGTGCATTTTTAACTTGTCATTTAATTGTCATACTTGTCATTGAAGAAAATTGTTATATTTGCAATGAGGTTGTCGGAGGCATCCACGTAAAAGGTTTGACACTGTCCTTTCCTCATCTTTTTTTACACAGTGCATTAAAACAGTATTATGAAAATATCAGTATTTAAAAGTTTGTTCAATTCGAAGGATACACCATACACCTTGACAATTTATGAGGTGGTTGGTAGAATCCAGAAAGGAACTACAGATCTCATCAAGAAGATTGAGAAAATAAGAACATTTGACAAATCAGCAAATGAATACAGCAAGCTCAAGACTGATTTATATGCTATCATGTTTAATGGTATATTTTCAGAAAGGAATGCCAATGGATTGATTGAGCATTCTGGACTTTGTGTCCTTGACTTTGATGGATACAAAGATGAAGAGAGCTTGCAATCAGAGAAAAATAGGTTGATGAAGGATCCATATGTGATGATTGTTTTCAGATCTCCAGGAGGAAATGGCCTCAAAGCTGTGATAAGAATACCAGAGTCTGATCAATATGAGCATAAAAGGAGATTTGATGCTTATGGAAATTACATTAATTCAGATTATTTTGACTGGAAATGTGGAGATGTTTCAAGAGTTTGTTTTGAATCCTATGATCCAGATATTTATTTTAATGAATTCTGCCAAGTATTCGAAGGAATCAGTCAAGATAAAGGTTATGAATATACAATCAAGCCTCCAATCTGCATCCTCAATGATGAGTCAAAAAAGATTGAGCTGATTGAAAAATTTAACTTTCAGAATAGATTTGAGGATGGATCCAGAAACAACTTTATTTTTGAGATAGCCTGTTGCTTTTGTGATTATGGAATTACTCAAGATGTGGCTGAATACCATATCAATTCAAAATATGTTGCTGGAACATCATTCAGTCATGCTGAGATGTTGACAACCATCAAATCAGCTTACAGGAAGAGCCAGTTCAATTCAAAGTACTTTGAGGATAGATCCACAATTGAAAGAGTTCGATTGAAGATAAAGAATGGTACCAATGATGATGACATCAAAAAAGAGCACAATATAAGTGATGATGTCATTAAAGATATCAAGGAAGATACAGCCAATTCAGATGATGTATTCTGGAACATCTCTAAGAAAAATGTCATAACCATTGAGCCATTGAAATATTCTCAATTCCTGGTTAAAAATGGATTCAATAAGTTTTATCCAGAGAATGCTGAGAAACCTACATTTGTCAGAGTCATTGAGAATAAAGTTAGGCTATCATCAGTTGATCAGATCAAAGATTTTGTTTTGAACTATCTCATTGAGAAAGGCCACATCAATGTTTGGAATCATTGCTCAAAGAGTCCTTATCTATTCTCTGAGAATCACTTGAATATGATTGACTCCATTTACATCAAGATGTTGGCAGATACTGAGAATCTTTCATATCTTCCATTTAGGAATGGAGTTGTGAAGGTCTCAAAGGATTCAACTGAGTTATTGAGTTATATTGATGTGGATGGATACATTTGGGAGAATCAGATAATTGACAGAGATTTTAATATTGTTATTGACTTTCATAATGATTTCAGAGATTTGGTCCAGAAGGTGAGCAACAATGATCAAGTCAGAATTGCATCACTGGAATCAACTCTTGGATACTTAATCCACAGCTTTAAGGATAAGACCAATCAGAAAGCAATTATCTTCAATGACCAGGAGATTGATGACAATCCAAATGGAGGCAGTGGTAAAAGCTTGATGTTGACAGCTCTTGGATATCTGAGAAAGACAGTCAAGATTGATGGCAAGTCATTCAATCCAAGTAAATCAGACTTTGTTTATCAGCGAGTCAGTCTTGATACTCAAATTCTGGCATTTGATGATGTCAAAAAGAACTTTGATTTTGAGCAATTATTCATGATTGTTTCAGAAGGAATGACAGTCAACAGAAAGAATAAGGATGAGATATTTATTCCATTCAATAGATCACCAAAGATTGTCATCACAACCAATTATGTAATCTCTGGAGCTGGAGGATCACATGACAGGAGAAGGCATGAGATTGAATTCTTTCAATACTTTAATGCAGTCAAATCTCCATTAAGTGAATATGGCAAGCTTCTGTTTGATCAATGGTCCAATGATGATTGGTTGAGATTTGACAACTACATGATAAAGAATCTGCAGTTGTTTTTAAGAAATGGATTAACTAAGTCAATCAGCATCAATGCAGAAGCCAAGAGATTTATCCAGGCAACCAACAAAGATTTCTTTGATTTCGTTTCTGACAATCCTATGGTACTGGATGTATATTACTTTAATACAGAATTGCTGAATCAATTCCAGAATGAATACAATGGATATAAGGAAATGAATCCTCAGAGATTCTCAAAATGGATTGCTGAATATGGAAAGTATAAAGGATGGACCATGGAGAAAGGAAGGAACAGCAAAGGGAGATATATAACTTTTAAATCAGAATAGAATGGAACAAAAATACTTTATCATTGAGGTTGGTGAAGATCTGCAGAGTACAATACTATTTGACATCTTGGATAAGATGAAAGATGAAGGTCATTATTTTGTGGTAAACTGCACAACTAATAAGACTCAATTTGATTGTAAACGAGTTACAAAAGAAGAGTTTAATAATTATAACGGATATGAACAAGATTAACAAGGACAGACTCAAAGCTCTGGAGATAGAACAACTGACAACTAAATATCCATCAATGAGAGCAGAGCTCATTCCTTTAACTGATTGGAAGGATTCATCAGCCAATAGCCTTACCAAATGCATAATCTTTTATATCAATGCTCTTGGAGGACAAGCCGAGAGAATCTCATCTCAAGGTCAATACAGAGAAGGCAAAAAGATTAAGGTTGGAACTGGAGAGGTGCAATACGAGAAACAACTACCAGGCAAATGGACTCCAGGACAATCAACCAAAGGAACAGCTGATATCTCTGCAACCATCAGAGGAAGGTCAGTCAAAATTGAGGTGAAATTTGGATCCGACAGACAGTCTGATGCTCAGAAAGCTTATCAAGAAGCTATTGAGAAAGCTGGAGGTACTTACATTATTGCAAAAACATTTGATGATTTTGTATTGTGGTATGAAAAATTTACATTATGCTTAATATAACCAATGAAGATAACATGGAGCTCATGGCTCGCTATCCAGATAATTACTTTGATTTGGCTATTGTTGATCCGCCATATGGGATAGGTGAGGATGGTGCAAAGAATCATTCAAGAGGAAAGGCAACAAGACCTACACTATATACAGCTAAAAATTGGGATAGTTTAGTACCATCAAAAGATTATTTTATTGAACTTACAAGAGTATCAAAACAAGTTATTATTTGGGGAGCTAATCATTTTATTGAAAATATACCTAATTCAAATAGCTCGAGCTGGGTTGTTTGGGATAAACAAAATGGAGATAATGACTTTGCAGATTGTGAACTTGCATGGACAAATCATAAAACAGCGGTGAGAAAATTTGAATTTAGATGGGCAGGAATGTTACAAGGTGACATGAAAAATAAAGAAACACGAATCCATCCAACTCAAAAACCAGTTGCTCTTTACAAATGGCTACTTGATAAATACGCAAAGCAAGGAGACAAAATACTTGATACTCATTTAGGCAGTGGCTCAATAGCAATAGCATGCCATGACTATGGATTTGACTTAACGGCATGCGAACTTGACAAAGAATATTTTGATAAGGCAATGGAAAGAATTAACAACCATGTTGCACAATTAAAATTATTTTAGTACATTTGTAAAAATTTAAATTAATAGATATGCAAAATGATGAATTAACTCATGTAACTCTTTACATGAAGCTCCACAGAGCAAAGATGCACATTGGAAAAGTAGTTAAGAATGCTACAAATCCACATTTCAAACGTAGTTATGCTGATATCAATGCATTGCTTGAGACAGTTGAGCCAATCCTCCATGAGAATGGCTTGATATTACTGCAGCCAATCCATGATAATATCTTGTTAACTCAGATCATTGACATTGATTCTGGTCAGAAGGTTGAAAGCTGGTTGACATTGCCATTGATCCAGGATCCACAGAAGATGATTTCAGCAACAACTTATTACAGGAGAGCAACATTGCAAGCTCTGTTGTCATTGCAAGCTGTGGATGATGATGGCAATTCAATCAAGGTATCTTCCAAGCCAACAGTAACTGATGAGCAGTTCAAGATAGCTCTTGAGAAGATTCAAAATGGAAAGTATACCATTGAGAAGTTGAAAGAGAATTATTCATTAACTAAGGAACAGGAGGCACAATTATGAAATGGCACCCATCAGCATTAGGAAAGCTCATGACAGCTCCAAAGTTAAAGTCAGAGCAATTATCAGAGACAGCTAAGTCAGAGATCAGAAGAATAGCAAAGGAGCAATTCTTTGGCTTCTCTTCATCAATAGTCACAAAGCCAATGATGAAAGGCAAGGATTGGGAGGAGGATTCTATTGCTCTTGTCAATCAAGTGAGAGGCACATTCTATGTCAAGAATACTGAAAGATTTGAGAATGAATTCTTAACTGGAGAGCCAGACATCATCCTGGACAATATGATTATTGATATCAAGACATCCTGGTCTCTTGAGACTTGGCCAGCAACATCAGATGAGGGAGCCAATAAAGATTACATGTGGCAATTGATGGGTTATTGTTGGCTGTTGAATAAACCATATGCAGAATTGATTTATTGCATGATTGATACTGATGATGTTTTACTCAGTGACTGGGATAATAGATCCATTCACAAAGTCAGTCACATTGATCCAGAGAAGAGAATCACAGTCTTGAGATATGAATTCTTTGGTGATCATCACATTGATCAGATGAAAGAGAAGCTCACTGCAGCAAATGAATATTATAGTCAGTATATTAACCAGTTAAATAATAAGTAAAATGGAACATAAACTTAAAGGAAAGCTCATCCTGAAATTAGAGCCAAGACAAATCTCTGATAAGTTCAGAGTAATGGATTTTGTGATTCAGACTCCAGATGAGAAATATCCTCAGTCAATCCAATTCCAAGTGATGAATGATCGCATCCAAGAGATGGATAAGTTTACAACTGGTGAAGAGATTGAGGTCACATTCGATCACAGAGGAAGAGAGTACAATGGTAAGTATTACAACACCTTAAATGCTTACAAGATTGAATCTTCAATCTTCTAATCATGAGAGAGCTATTATTTTCATTCTTGTCATTGCTGGTCATATTGGCCAGCATTGCATCTATCTTCCATTTCTTTGGATGGTTTGGCATCTTAGGTACCTGGATCATCATGATAATAGGAACAATAATCAAAGTTTATAGAAACCAATGAGGACATTTACAATATTCCTTAATCACCAGGATAATATCAAGGATTGGATGATTAATCAAACAAAGAGCAAGATATCCAACAGATACAAACAGATTCATGTGGCAGAGGATATTGGAGTCAATACAACTCAACTCTGGAGATTTATGAATGGTAAAAAGGTCTCAGAGGACTTTTACATCAAATGGTTTAATTGGTATTTTAAAAATCCATAACTTTATCATGTGGAATTTTGGAAAAAAGAAGCATACATCATTGCAGAGAAAGTCACTGGAGGAAATCCAACATACAGAGACCTGGTTAGCCATGTCTATCTGTTGGTGTATGAACTCAACATCCCAGCCTGTGATCTTCCAAGAGTTTTTGCAAGATATTCATACAATCAATATAACTGGAGAGATTCAACATTCAACAAACAATACAGATTAAATGATCCTCTTCCAGAACTATTTGATAAAGAAACAGATCAAGAATACCATGAGACAGAAATGCAGCTCTTGCTTGACTCATATATGGACAAGAGTCCTTCTGATGATCAAGAGCTCTTCACCAAAGAAATCACTAAGATGCATCTGATGGGGATGACATACAGAGAAATTAGAAATGAGACAGGAATATCCCTGGACACAATCCATTTAGCCATTAAAAAATTTAAAAATGATTTACATTTTACTTATCACTATTCCAATAGGGATTGCGAGAGCTCTCCAGAGCTTCAATCTTCCAGACTACAAGCCATTTAATTGCCAGAGCTGTCTATCATTTTGGATAGCTGTTGCTGGTTGTTGTGTGGTTGATTACATGCTTATTGGCATGGCATTTATAACTTATCTAATCTCTGACTTAATACTGATTTATGAACATAAGCAATGAACTAAAAGAGCAAGCTGAAAGATTCTCAAGGACAAGATCATTCTCTTTGAATGCTCAACTAAAAAAGGAACTCAATCAATGGCATATATCAGCTGGTCATGGCAAGGTCAATTTAGGATGTGCAACATGTATACGAAATGCAATGAGCAAGCTGGTGAAGTCTATCAATGATGGAGAGCATCTCAAGCCTAAGATTCATTTTATAGGAGTCAAACAATGATAGTCACTGCACCAATACCTGTTTTTGGCAGATTTCCTCTTGTCAGATTAACTATCTCAAGACTTAAAAGGCAAGGAGTCATTCCCATTATTATGGGCCATGAGAAAGAAGCTCAAGATATAGCAAAGGAGTTTGATATTGAATTCATTCACATTGATAATGATCCTCTTGGCAACAAATGGAATTCTGGATTCGCTGCATCAAGATACTACAAAGCTGATGCTGTGATGTTCATGGGATCATCTGACTGGTGTTCTGATGATTATGTTGAGTCAATCAAGCTTCACATCCAAGACTTTGGAATGCTTGGAATGCTTGGCTGTCACTTTGCAGATGTATCTGAGACAATAAGATTAGTGAACTGGAAAGGATATGCACCAGGACAGAGATACCAGGAGCCAATTGGAATTGGAAGAGTGCTGAGAGCTGACTTTTTAAATAAAATAAACTGGAGACCATTTGATCCAAGATTGAATGCTGGTCTTGATTGGTCTATGTGGATAAAGGCAATGAAATTAGAGCAAGAGATTGGAATCATTCCAGCTGAGAAACATATTAAGCTGTTATCAATCTCAACTAATAAATGGATGAACAAACATAAATTCCATGATCATTGGAGTGGAGCTCTCAAGTCAGAGAGATATGATCCAAGTCTGATTGATGATGGATTTAGTGAACTTAAAGAATTGTTATGATGCAAGCTCACATCTCAGAATCTCTTGCTGGTCTTGACAAAGGATTGATTGAAAAATATAATCTCATTCCTTATGAGAATTGCATTGGTGAGATTGTGTTTATGGGGATGTATAGAGAAGAGGACCTAGTATTATTAGCAACACATCTTGGAACTAGCACAATTGTTTGGTTCGGATCAGATGCCAAGGATCTTCCAGCTGATTGGATAAAGTTTGTTAAAAATGCAAGGAACATTGCTGTGAGTCATCAAGTCCAAGAAACATTGGAGGCCAAAGGTATTGACTCAATCTGGTGTCCAATCAATGCAGTCATTCCTCACCATTGGCCATTGGTGCCAAATGGAGATAAGATCTTCTGGTATTCTGGCAATGCTCCAGAGTATTATGGTGAGTCAATGATCAATGAGATAAAGGAACGCATCAACATTCCTATCATCAGAGCTGGTCATGATACGTTCACAAAGGATCAACTTGTGGATGTATATTCTCAATGCTTTATCAATCTGAGATTAACTGAGCATGATGGCTGTCCAAATACAAACATTGAAATGGGACTCATGGGAAAGAAATCAATATACAATGGTGATCTTCCTTTATCCATTCCATATCAATCAGTTGATGATATCTGCAGAAGTATTATGTTTCAATATCATGATAGGTATTTTAACAATGACTATATCTCAAAAATTTATCATAAATTTGTTAATTATGAAAGAATGTCAACGCTGTTTATTTAATGAGTCCATTGCCTCAATAGGTGAGACTCAATGTGAATACTGTGATCTCCATGATGAACTGGAGCTCCAGGCAAATCCACATGAACTCAAGCATATCATTTCCAAGATAAGACAAGCTGGAAAGGATAAGAAATATGACTGCATCATGGGGATCTCTGGAGGGATTGACTCATCAACACTATTATTCACAGCTGTGAGATATTGGAATCTCAAGCCTCTTGTCATTCACTTTGATAACAATTGGAATGCTCCAGAAGCAATCCACAACATGAGAGCTCTGGTTGAAAAGCTTGGAGTTGATTGCATCACTTACAATGTCAATAAATCTGAATATGATAGGCTGAATGATTCTTTCCTTTGGGCTGGTGTTCCAGATGCTGATATTCCAAATGATATTGCAATGACAAAGCTCATGTATGATACTGCATTCAAATATCAGATCAAGTACATTCTCAATGGTCATGATTTTAGAACAGAAGGATCAACTCCAAAAGGATGGACATACATGGATGCAAAATATATTCAGTCAGTTTATAACAAGTATACTGGACTCAAGCTTCACAATTATCCTCTGTTCACTTTCAAGGATCAATTATTCTATGCTCTTATGGGCATCAAGAATGTGAGACCATTTCATTATGGATTCGACAGAGAATCAATGGAGGCTGAGATGAAGAGACTAATCAACTGGCAAGATTATGGTGGCAAACATTGTGAGAATGTGTACACTGAATTTGTTGGATCATTCCTTCTGCCAGAGAAGTTTGGCATTGATAAAAGGATTGTTTATCTTGCTGCTCAAGTGAGAAGTGGTAAGCTAACAAAAGAGCAAGCCAAAGAACTCTTCTCTGTCAAGTCAGAGTTTGATTTCACTAAACTTGGCAAAGATGCTGAAAGGATGATGAGGTTGGTGAATCTTCATAAGAGAGATAGATCATATTTCGACAGATATGACTTTAAAAAATACAAGCATCTCATCTGGATACTTGCAAAGCTTAAAGTTGTGCCATATACGTTTTATGTTAAGTATTGTAAATAACCGAACAATAATATATATTAAGAACAATGGCATATTCCGATGAGTTTATAATACATCTGGAGGAACTTGCTCATATCTATATTGAGGAGTGTCTTAACCATAAGAAAGAAATGATATCTAATAAAGGAGATATTGTTATGGTATTGGATAGACATATTCCAACAATAGACTATTTTCTAAGAATTTGGATCCCTATTGTGAGGAAAGATAAGAGTATTCATAGAGATACTTATTATGCTTGGTTGAACTCTGATGACAAACTCAAATCCGACACTATCAAAAAAATAGATGACCTATTCAAAGGCTTAGCCATTGACATTGTTGGCAATGAAGGCAAAGGAATCTTCTATGCAAAGAACAGACTTGGCATGCATGACAGACAACAGGTTGAGACCAGGAATGTTGAGAAGTTTGATTTTGAATGAGTACTATCAAAGGTTACAAGCCTCATGAGAATCAGAGGAGTATTCATGATGCAATCAACCATGGTCATGAGAAGTACTATGCTCTGAACATTGGAAGGCAGTTCGGCAAGACTATGCTTGGCATCAACCAATTGTTATGGTGGGCCATCAATGACAAAGGTTGCAAAATAGCTTGGGTTACTCCAGTTTATAAGCAAGGCAAGAAAGTATTCTCTGAAATGGAGAGAGCCACATCAGCCAGTGGTTTATTCTCATTCAATAGATCAGACTTGATGATCTCTGGATTTGGATCAACCATTGAATTCTTTTCCGGTGAGAGACCAGATAACATCCGAGGTAACACATTTGATTACATGGTTGTGGATGAGATGGCATTCACCAGGGCTGAGTTATGGGATGAGGTGTTGAGTGCAACAGTCCTGGTCAAAGGCAAGAAGATTATTTTTATCTCAACTCCGAAAGGGAGGAATCATTTTCATAAGCTCTGCATGCAGCCAAACTATGATGATCGTTATGCTTACTTTCATTTTACATCCTATGACAATCCTATGATTGATCCAAGAGAATTGGATGAGAGGAAAAGGTCATTGCCAGATCATGTATTCAGACAGGAGTACTTGGCTGAGTTCATTGATAATGCCAGTGGTATATTCAAGAATGTCAATCAATGCATTGGAGCTGGAGTCAAGACAGCCAAGATGTATGCTGGCTTAGATATTGGTAGAGCTGATGACTACACTGTTTTAACTATCATCAATCAAGATGGGCAGATGGTTGCAGCTCACAGATGGAGACATGATGAATGGAGCAAGATAATTGAGAAGGTGGCAACCATCATCAAGCAATATAATGCAACAACATTGGTTGAGGTGAACAATCAAGGTGATGTATTCTTTGAAATGCTCCAGACAAGGTGTCGGAACTTGATCCATCCATTTGTAACAACATCCAAAACAAAGCCAATCATCATTGAGGACCTGGCTGTTGCATTTGAGCAATCAGCAATCTCAGTTGTCAATGAGCAATGGTTGATAGATGAGATTGAGAATTTTTCCTATATTTACAATCCGAACACAAGGAACGTGACTTATTCAGCTCCAGCTGGCTTACATGATGATGGTGTCATCTCAACAGCATTGGCTTGGAATTGTAGAAAGGAATACAGCAACAAAGGAAGATACATGGCATTGAGAGTATGAAACAACTTGAGATAAAACTACCAGGATCAATAAGTGAATGCACCCCAGACCAGATGTCAAGGTGGCTGATGATGGCAGAGGCAATGAAGGATCACAAGGATGATATTACTCAATTCTTAATCTTCCAATGTCAGTTGCTCAGCTTATTCTCTGGAGAGTCAATTAATAAGATAAAGAGAGCTGATGTCAATAGCATCCAAGAGGCTTCATCTCACATGCTCAAGATATTAACATCCTATAATTATCAAGAGCCAAAAGAGTTGATTAGTATTGATGGCAAGCTGTTCAAGTTTGAGAAAAACTTTGGTCATGTGTCAACTGGTCAGATCATTGACTTAAAGCTGATTGAAGATATTAGCCAGGATCCAGCTCAAGCATTGGCAATCATGTACGTTGAGCAAGGGATGGAGTACTGCCAGGAGGATGACAGAGGAAGAGTGCTGAATCCTAATGAGGACAGATATAATATATTCAAGGAACATTTCCCTGGTGATGAGTTTTTAAATTTCTTCAGTTTTTTTTTGGACTTATCAGAAAAGCGGAAGATGGCTATCTTAGGAATCCAGACAGCGAGAGCGAGGATGGAGATGATGCAGATAGTACAGGACCAGAAGATTCAGAGTGGTTTAACTGGACAACTATCTTACATAGATTATCCAAAGAAATGGGAATTAGTGTGGACAAAGTTACGCAACAGCCTTATGTGAAATCATTATTCTGGATCAACTACTTTAAGATAGTGGATGAAAAAGAACATCAACGCATATTAAGTAATGGCAGATCTTGACTTTCTTGATGACTTTGGGATATCAGCCAGTGATGCTGAGCAACCAGCAACAGTATATGATAGGTTTTTAATCAGCCTATCAAATCAGCTTGCAGAGGAGTTTAGAGATTACACTAAGAAGGTTGCCAATAATACAGGAGCATTGGCAGCATCCATCATTCCTGTTCCAACTGGAAACCTATCATTCAGATTACAAGCTGATGATTACTATCCATTTGTTGATGAAGGGGTGAATGCTGTTGGTACCAATAATCATGGGAGCAGATTCTCATTCAATTATCCTGGTGTATCTCATAACATGGCCACAGCAATAAGTCAATGGAAGGGATTGGATATGACTCATGCTTATGCTGTTGCATCCAACATCAAGCAAAGAGGATTGAGGCCAAAGAGAATCACTGAGAATGTTGTCACTGATGAGGTATTGAATAAGATTGCCAATGACCTTGCAGAGATAACAGGATTAATGTTTGAGATTACATTTAATAAAAATACAGATACATGGCAGTAACAATATATGATGAGCCACAATTGATTGCACCAGCTGGGAATCCATTGGTGTTTACTTTCAGCAGCAATCAGACTGCTCAACCAAATTTCAGTTTTATTGTTGAGGTTTATATTAACTCAACTTTGAGATTGACTCAAGAGGTATTCAGGCAATTTAATACTCTTGGAAGGATTGATGTATCTGAAGCTGTGCAATCAACTCTGACAAGTCCATTGGTCGTTGATGGTAGCTTAACAACTTTCTATGATACGGCAATCAATGAATATTATATCATTGTTTATGAAAAGTATGGAACAACTCCGACAATTCAAGCCAGTGACACAAGCTCAACATTGAAAGCAATCAATGCATCATTGAGACATCAAGATTGGATTGGATGGGACTACCTTGATTATAATGCGAGTACTAGCAACAGTCAGACTCCTGGAACTTTATTCTTGACAACATTTCCAAGAGCAAAAAAATATTTCTGCGGATTGGATGAGAGGATATTTTTAGGTGTACTTTGCACAGATACATCAGTGAATGTGAGATTCAGATTGAAAGATATATCAGGATCAACCATTGCAAATGTTTTGACAAGCATCACATTAAGTGAATTCCTTGTTGTTGATGCATCTCCTCAGACAATCATTGCCAATACAACTGTGACTCAAGGTGACTTTGATGATGCCGCATATTATGAGGTCATAGTCAGAGGTACTGGAGTCGGAGCATTTAATGGTGGTTCAGAAACTTTTGTTATTTGGATTGATAATGAATGCAAGAGATATGAGACAAGAAGATTGCATTGGTTGAATAAGTTCGGAGTGTGGGATTCATTCACCTTCTCACTGGTATCAATTGATTCAACCACAGTTCAAAGCTATGGCTATCAGAAAGAGAAAGGAGTCTGGGATGGCACCAGTTATACATATCCTCTCTATCAAGGAGAGAAGGTTGATTTTGCCAAGACATCATCTGATCAGTTGGTATTGAATTCTGACTGGATCAATCAAGATGTTCAACAATGGCTGGTCAGAGACTTGCTTGAATCACCATCAGTGTATCTTGAGGTTAATGATGGGACTGACTTTGAGCCAGTGAAAGTAACTAACAACAGCTATCAGCTCAAGACAAGGAGGATAGATGGCTTGATTCAGGAGCAGATTACAATTGAAAGAACATACACATATAGATCACAATTGAACTGATGGCTGGAGAATTATTCATAAATGGGAGACTGGTTGATATTGATCAAGATGCTCCATTTCCATTGACATTCAATATCAATGATATCAAGGATCTGAATGCAAGGAAAGGCAATAAGTCCAAGACCATTACATTGCCAGGAACAAAGAGCAATACAGCTCTGATGTTGAGTGTATTCACTTTGTCAGTTACCGAGAATATCTCGGGTACTGATTCTGATTTCATTGACTTTGATCCAAGCATAAAAGCTGAATGTCAATATTACCAGAATGGATTGCTTGAGTTTAATGGTGTAGCTCAGCTTATGAGTTGCAAGCTTATGAATGGAGTCTGGTCATTTGACATTACTCTTGTCAGTGACACAATTGATTACATCTCAAGACTTACAAAGATTAAGGTCAATGAGCTTGGATTCTCAGAGTACAACCATGCTCTGACATACGACAACCAACAAGACACATGGAATGGAATCATCCAGTTGAATGGATCTCCTTCCAGTAATCAAGACTCTCAAGGATGGACTGGCCGAGGATATTACTACGGCTTGATTGATTACGGGTTTACTCGGCCAACTCCATCCACATTTGGAGTGGAACACATTCCTCCTCAAGTGTTTTGCTATGAGGTATTGCAGAAGGCATTTAACTATGCTGGCATCACATGGGATAGTAATTTCCTTGAGAGTCAATTATTCAAGAAGCTGTTAATGGCTTATCCTGGAGGGGATCTTCCAACCATTACACAAGCTCAAGCTGATAATGAATCTGTGTTCACAACACAAGACAACAGTACAACATCAAGCGGTTACTTTTTGAGTAATGGTTTTTTTGGAAGTGGAGGGGTGCCATTCAATGCTGATCCAACTCAGCTTGGTGTTGTGATATACAATGATTATGAAATATTATCAGATTATTCTGCTATCATCAATCAAGATAATTTAAGTCAAGCTCAAGACGCATCACCTTTGAAGGTTGTTTGTGCATCAACTGGACTTTATCAATTGAATTATTTTGGTGATCATGATTTGAATATTGTAATTAGTGGAGATGGATCTGGTGCATTTAGTGTGAGTGGAGATTATGAAGTTAGGTTTTTGATATATAAGAATAACTATGTGATGTCTAATGACATTATTTATTCTGGTCAATTAACATCGGCAACAACAGCTGTGACATTCTCATTTGATTACACAAGAGGATTGAATGTTGATTATAATGATGTGTTGAGATTTGAGGTTCGATTCAGGATTAACAGTTGTTATATTCAAAGAACTGGATTAACATCCTCAACTACATTGGTGGAGATTTTATCCAACACATCTGATCTTGACATTTTAAAACAGCAACAATCAATTACAGCTGGAGCCACAGTTTATCTTGATGCTTTCCTTCCTGATATGACATGTGATCAATTCCTCAAGGGTATTATCACAGCATTCAACTTGTATGTCAAGCCATCAACAGCTGATCCAACAATATTGGAGATTGAGCCATTGTCTGATTTTTACAATGCCAGTGGTGATGCAATTGATTGGACTTATAAACTGGACAGATCAAAGGATATTACAATTGAGCCAACCATTAATTTCAGTTCAAAGAATTACAAATTTAATTTTGAGCAAGATGATGACTATTGGAACACAAGATATCTGGATGATGTCCAGGAGCAATATGGCTCATTCTTGATTGAGAGTCAAAGTCAATTTGCAACAAGCGATACTCAATTCAAGTTACCATTCAGCCAAAAGCTATTGGTAAGGATTCCAGAGGATTCACCATCATCATTCACTGACTTGATTGTTCCGAGATCATTCCAGGTTAAGTTCAATGAGGATGGCACCAGCTTGATTGAAAAGAAAAAAGGCAAGCCATTCATTGTGCAGTTAGGTGGATTGAGAACAGGAGCATGGGAGCATAGGGATGAAAGTGGGGTGCCCAATGCAGAAGCATCATATCCCTATGTTGGTCATTTGGACAGCCTTGATTCACCATCCTTTGATTTTAATTTTGGGGTGCCAAGTTATGTCTTTTGGTCAACAAGTAGTTACACAACCAACAACTTATATCTGTATCATGAGAAGTTCATCAAGGAATTGATATCAAGATTTGGAAAGCAAATCAGTTGCTCTGTTATGCTGAGACCATCAGATATCAATAGTCTTGATTTCAGAAACTTAATTCAGATTGATGGTGTTGTATATAGGTTGCTCAAAGTTAGTGACTATCAGAGTGGAAAGAATCAGAGTACAGTTGTCGAACTGATTCGCATAATACAAGGAGAAGGTATTCAAACAACAATAGTGACTCCTCCTTATGATCCATATACTGATCCTTTAACAAGGTTCACTCAGACAAATGAGATAAGGATCACACAGGATGGTTTAATCAGAGAAATACAAGCATAACATGGGAGTAAAAATTGAAGATCTAACAGCCTTATCATCCAGTACTTTTGCTGATGATGACATATTTGAGATTGAGCAATATGTTTCTCCTGGTGTTTATGTTTCAAGAAAGATGACTGGAGCACAAGTCAGAGAAGCGATTAAAACTTATGCTCTTCAAATTGCAACATACACAGGTTTATTGAACAACTTACAGCTCAGTGATGCTGGCAAGTTGTTAAAGTTGAATGTTGGATCAGCAAATGACTTGAGAATTCCAGCTGAGTCTGGTGTTAACTTTCCAATAGGAACACAAATATTGTTAATGCAATATGGAGCTGGTCAGACAACAGTTGTCACATCTGGAGGTGTTACGTTAAGATCATCTTTAGGCAAGACAAAATTATCAGCACAATATGCCGAAGCATCATTGATCAAGATTGGATCTGATGAATGGATATTAGCTGGAGATATAACTACTTAATAAATAAATAAAATGGCAATTTCAAACAGCGTGTTAACAGCACAACAAGGAACATTCATAGTGAACAACACTGTCGAGAAAACAATCAATCATGATGCAATTGTGGTCCTTGAGGATACAGTATTCAGTTCAATCAAGGTTGCTAATACTGATGTAAAGTCAACCTATATTGCAGCAACAGGAACTGCAGTAAAGGCTGGAGCTATTATCAGAGCAATCAATGGTGCAAAATTTAGTGGTGTCACATTGACATCTGGATCTGTTTGTTTGGTATTATGATTGGTTACGGCAATAGTATGTTTTTAACAACACATGGCATCTTAGCCAGAGGATCAGCTCCATCATTTGTGGGTTTATTAGATACTTATTCTGGTGCTGCAATAGCTTATTCACTTAGAAGATTATCATCAACCTATACGGGTAATTTAATTCGTGTTCGTAGAAGTTCAGATAATACTGAGCAGAATATTGGTTATGATTCAAACAATGTTTTAGATTCAGCTGCATTACTTTCTTTTGTTGGTGCAGGCAATGGATTTGTAACAACTTGGTATGATCAAAGCGGTAATACAAATAATGCAACTCAATCAACTGTTGCAAGACAGGCTCAAATTGTTTCAAGTGGTGCGGTTATAACTGATCCAAACACAACTAAAATATCTACAACTTGGACTGATGACTGTTATGTAATTACAAATGGAATAAATCCCAATACAAGATATTTATCAATGGGTGTTTTGAATAGAACAAGTTCTGGAAATATTATAACATCAATTGGTGTAGCCGCTACATTTGGAGGTGTTAATGGACAGCAACCTTTTGTATGGTTTCCAGCTTCAGGTAACTCCGTTAGAAGTGATATGGCAACAGGTGTTATTCACGCTACTGACTCAAGAACAGGTGCTTTTG